ACGATGACGTTATGTTCAGTGCGTTGCAACGGAGGATCGATCGGGATAAAAGCACTGTTACAGGGTCGCAGGTACGCCGCCTTCTTAACTCGCTTGTGAGACTTACCATTAAATCCGTCCAGGTACTCCGCGCCTAGTACGTCTTTCTGGCGTGTCGAGTGCGAGATTCTATACAGCGGCGCCCACGTTAGCGGGTTCGCTGATGGTTCGTTCTGCGGGCGAAGGTTCTTAGTTGGTGATTTACTCTCAATCGTCTGGTAATTGCATACGACCCGCCATAGTTGTCGCTCGCCAGCTACTCGCGTGGCCGTTTTGTCACCGAGGAGCGCCCAGCTGTCGCGGTCTGTGCCAATGTCGTATCTGTCACCGTATTGTGGCAGCTCCCGAGCCCGCAATACGGTTTGCGGACCGTCGTTGTCGTTGTCGGTCTTAATCAGGAACGTCACGGAATAAGTGAAACCAATTTTTCCGCTGTCGTCGTGGCCGTCTATCTTGCCTTGTTGGCTCTCCGGTAGGCGCGTGACGCTGGCTATACCCATGCTATAGACTCTGGATCGTGGTTATATTGATTTGGTTCGCCGGCCCTTGGAGTGCTCCGCGTAGAATCGCGTTTGTTTCGTCCGTGTTGCGCTCAATGCCGCCAATCCCCTTCGCTGTCTCTTTTCCGATTCCCGACTGCTGGAAACCTGATCCGCCCCGGCCCCGGCCGTACACTAATCCCGACTGGAGCCGGTCTGTCTCTGCGTCCATCGACCGCCGCGCAGGGGAGTCTGTCAGGTCGGCGTCACTGGGGTCTTTCCAAAATTGGTACCTTTCCCGTCTTCCGCCGGCCTTCGTTAAAAATAACCATCGTTCCAGGGTCTTTTCTAAGTACTTCACGGCAGCCGTAACGGGCGCAACGAATGCCAGCGTTCCCGTTTGCGTTAACCCGCTCCACGCCGTTGACAGGTCGGCCATGGCCTGCGCCGCCTTTTCCATTTGCAGCCCTTCTTCCTCTGTTATCATTTTCCCGGTTGCTAGTAGCTGCTGCCGGACGTCTGCGAATTCCTTGGCCGCGCCGGTTGCCATTTTTATTAGTTCAACACCTTCGCTATCGACGATGTCAGCAAGCAACCTAATTCGGTCGCCCTCTGGCATTTTTTCGATGGCCTCTAGTAGCGCCATCATTTGCTGCTCAGCCGGCAGCATTTTTAAGCGCATTAGGTCGGCACTCATGCCTAGCTCCGCAAACGCCTTGACCGGCCCTTGACCAACCGACGCCTTGCTGAGATTCTTGACCAGTCGCTGCATTGATGTGTTTAGCGTTGTTATGCCTACACCGGCATTGTCGGCCATTTTGTGCAGCGTCTGTAAACCAGTGATCGTTGCGCCTAACTTGCGGGAAGTTTTCGACAGCGCGTCTAGCTCTTTAATGGACGCTGTAATACTGCTGGCGAATTTCATCGCACTACCAGCCAGCGCCGCAAACCCTACGAACTTTCCGATTGGCCCCAGCTTGTTAACGAACTTGCTAACGCCTGCTGCGGATCTCTTTAGCGCGCCATTGAGCCCGGTGGGCATCTTGGCAACCTTTTTGCCGAAGGCCCCGACCTTGGCCGTAGCTCGCTTTAGACCAGCTTCTAGGCCCTTAGTTCTGGCTACAATGCCCACCGCTACGTTAGATATGGTTGCCATGTTGCGCCTGTGTGAATGCCATTAACATTGCTTCCATCTGCTCCGCTGGCTGCCTCCGTGGTGCTGCTGCCTTTTCCACTGCGGTCATCCACTCCGCGTCCCACGGTGCCGCCCTATACAGCCACCACCACTCCGAGAACTCTGCGCTGCTTATCTGTCGTTGTGCCTCCGCTACGCTGCTGTGTGTCACGGTCCGGGCTAACAAGAACCATAGCCGGCGCTCTGGCCGGCGTCCTAGTTTTTTCCCAGTTCCTCGACGTCGTCCGCCGTTAGGCCGTTAACCGATAGGGCAACGTCCGCCAGCCGGTTGATTACTTTGCTGCTTTTCTGCTGTACCTTCTCCAAGTCGGATTCTTCGAAGACCCGCGCGCCGTGCTCGTCCACCACAGTAAGAACGACCAGGTACGCTTTGAGGCCGTCCAGACGCATGGACGCCGTGCCGCTGCCCTGTCTGCCCATTACGTCACCTTCGTAGCCGTCCCGTTCTGTGCCGGTCATAGTCCGGACGTATAGCGTGCAGTTCCACTCTGGACACTCGACAGCGTGTGTAGGTAGGTCGTCTGCCGCTAGTATTTTTTCCCGCAGGTCCATTATGTGGAGGCCGTCCAGGTTGGCGCGTCTGTGAGTTTCAACGTAACGCTAGCCGTCTGCCGGTCCTCGAATGGAACCGAAAAGGAAAAATCCGTCACGAACATCGACGCGGCAAACTTGGCCGCGCTGGTTGCCTCTCCCGAGTGTTGTGGGAACGTGATCGTTACCGTGTCTGCGGCGGCCGTAACCGGTGCCGGAAAGTCCGCGTCAAATGCTATTTCCAACTCCAGCGTTCCCGGGTCGGTCAGGTCCGCAGGCACGAACGTTTTGTAGCTCGTGGTGCCCATGTGGCTGGTCTCGATTGCGTCTCGCGTTATGCCGCTAACCGACAAGTTGAGAACCTCGAATTCCGTGCCGCTGTCGAAACTACCGGTTGTCTGTGCGACCGATACTCCCGTACCTATGTCCTGCGCAAATCCATGCGATGCCATCTTTTAACCCTCCGCTAGAATGTGGGCACCGTTTCCAGGTGCCAAAAATCGTAATCTTGAAAAACGTGGTACACGCCGCTATCTGACTCATCTAGCGGTTGTTCGTAGTGGTCTATTTCACCGACACAACTGACGCGCCGCACGGTTGCCGTGCCCATTGCCGCCGTCTGGAATCCGTCCAACTCACCCCGCACCGCGTCCGCTAGAGTCTTGGCCCCGCTGTAGGTTGTCGCCTGGCAGTCTATTTCGATATCACTTCGGGCCAGGCCACTGGCCGCCGTGGCGTGTGCCTGGTGCTCCCGGCCTTCCAGCGTTATGACGAGTGCCGGCAGGTCCGCGCCTTCTGGCCGCCGTAGCATGTAAATTCGTTCGCTGCCACTTGCGCCGACAATGTCCGTTATGGCGGTCTGTGCCTCTAGGTAAGTGATCAGTCCGCTTTCCATAGTTACGCCTTGGCCGTGGCTTTCTGCTCAAGTTTCTTAGTCTCTGCCTGTATGCCCTTTTCTACGTGTGCCAAAAATAGTGTGACGATGTCACGCTCGTGGATGTCTAGTGCCTTCGCCAAAAACGACCAGGCGCGAATCCGGCCAGGTACTCCAAGTTCCACCAGGTGCGCGTACTTCACGGGGTCGCGCGGTCGGCCTTTCCAGCTGCCGCCTTTGCCCGCACGTGGCCCGATCACAATCAGCTGTGTGCCGGTTAGTTTGTATTTTTTCAGCTTCACCCCGATGCTCTTGCGTAGTAGTCCGCTTTGCTCTGTCCTGTTGATTTTCAGCAGTCGCCGCGCCTCCTTAACGACCGGCTTAGCACTGGCCCGCAGTGCCTTACCTACCACGGACCGACTGACCCGCGTGCCCATCTGTAGCAGTGCCGTGTCTAGTTCCTCTATGCCGGTCACCTCGAATGTACCCCGGCTCCTATTCGGGTCTCTTGCCACGTTACAGTACCTCTCCACAAGTTAGTACCATCTCAACGCCTAGTTCCCCCGTGTCTATTACAGACCGCACGTAGAGGTTGCGGCTGTCGTAGACAACCCGCATAGCCGGCGTAACCGTAGACAATGCGCGGATTGTCACCTGGTGCGTCACCTTCGCGTGCAGTTGCTTGGCCTGCGTTAGTTCGTCGCCCCGCAGTGGCCGCACCTCGGCCCAACGACTGCCGCCGGTTAGGTTGGTCCAACTATCGACTATCTCGTTGTGCGCGTTGCGGGTGCCGGTGTTCTTTTGAATCTGCACCCGGTGGCGTAGCCTGCCCGCTGTTAGCGTAGTCATTAGTAGGAGACCTCCGCCGGGTCATAACTAATGTGGCCGCCGCCGTAACTTGCTGCCGCTATCAGCGTGTCCCACGCGAATTTCATGTCGTAGTTGATTCGCCCCACCTGCTCCCGCTGTATGTACCAGTGGCCAATAGCCAATAGCATGGCCTGCTTAATGCCGTCGGGAACGT